GCCCTTTGTGATAGGGCATATAAAATCGCTTGTGAACATGGTTTTCACGACAACGAATTGAGTAATGAACACTGCCTTTGCCTCGTAATATCCGAGCTTATGGAGGCTGTGGAAGCAGACAGAAAAAATAGACACTTTGATAAAGAAAAGTATAAGATCGGTGAATATGCTGAGTGTCAGGGGTGGCTAACGAATGAAGAAAAGTTTATTAACGTATTCAATAGATATATCAAAGACACAGTAGAGGATGAGCTTTCCGATGCAGTTATCCGCTTGCTTGACTTAGCCGGATTACGTGGCATTGATCTAAGCCTTGCTATGAAAGACCTGAATAACAACGTTGATGATATGTCAGAAGCTTGCAAAGATGGAACATTCACAGAGTCTATTTATGCAATATCTATTTTACCGGCAAGATATGACTGTCTTTACGATTTCCCTACAACCGTGAATGATATGTTAATGTCTGTTTTCGGATTGGCCTGCCATCTTAATATAGATTTATTCTGGCACATTGAGCAAAAGATGAAGTATAATGAATTTCGTGAGAAAATGCACGGGAAGAAGTATTAACTCTCAATACCGAAGATAGAAATGAGTAAAGCGATAAATGAAAAAGTCCTGAATAGGTAGTCAGGACTTTACTGAGATTAGATATAAATCTGAAACATTAGAGATTCGACATATTTGCCTTTCATATCACTTCCAGTACTTGATTCAAGAGTCACATGATTGGTTTTTACTGTATAGCCATCAGGCATTAAGCTATTTATGTGATTACAAATAGCGTTTTCTAAATGGTTCGGTTCCCCGTAATAAGGAGTTTCACATACTACTTTTACAACAGTGTTTCCGGATGGCTCAAACAATCTCAGTGAAATCCCTTGATTAAGCTCATAGCCTTCTTTTGTAGATTTAATTACTAACATATTTTTATTTTTAAAATTAGACAACAAAGATAGGCAATAGTTATTTATAAAACAATGAGATGATTGATTTACAGTATGTAAATGATATGTAAATGGATAAATATTAATTAAAATCATAAAAAGAAATGAGCGTTTTTGTAAAGCATTTCAGCAAGAAGGTACCCCACAGGTGGTACAGACATGGAAGGAAGGTGTTCCGGCTGACTCCTAAAAGCATGTTTGACAAGAAATCCCGGACTTTCCATTATGAATGTATCGAGAACAACTATAAGAGCGGGTGCTACATCATAGGGTTCAACCTTTATGATGACATGATCCCGATAACGGAGGATGAGTGGCGGAACGCTATGGAGAATTGCATAAACCCGTATTAATTATGAGTGAATATTCATTGAAAGAAAGAGTTCAGATGTTAACCTCATCGCTTGTATATGGCGGCCCTATGACATTTGAGCAAATCAAGAAATTAGATTGGTTGAAAAATACATCTGAATACGGAATATTATTCTATCTCCGGGAAGCTGAAAGATATGAATGGATAAAAACTAAATGTTTCAGCGGTGATAAGCCGAATATCTATTCGGCAACGGCTAAAGGCCGAAGAATGGCTGAAGTAAGAGATTAATATTAAAAACAAATAAGATATGAAGAAAAGCAAACTAAAGTGGCGAATAATATGGATTACTTATTGCATCCCGGTTGTTCTGCTTGCAGTGCCTGTACTTTTATTCTCTTATGCGCTGAAACCATTCTTCTGGCTTGCAAATAGAATGAACGATTTTAAATGGTATTTGGTAAGAAAATATAAACCATAATAAGAATAATATGGAACATTTTTGATAAAGAGAATCAAGTGACGAACATTTTGTTGACATCAGCAAAATGGAGACAATAAAAAGCCGCTGCACGATGAATGCAGCGGCTTTTTATCTAGATTTTAGACATTTCGTTTATTTTTCTTTTTAAAGTGTCATAATGCTCATCAACCACTATGTCTTCTAATGAACCAGACGTAAATCTAATAATACACTGATTTCTGTCAGTAACAGGTTCAATAATTTGTACCTGATTTAGGTTGATTATTACCTTAATTCCATTGGACTCTGTTTCAATAAACTCTACCATAATATTACATATTTTAAATTAAAAGTCGACAAAGGTAATCAATATACTCACTGATTATTCAGCAAAGGTCTTATTTATTATTCCCCCGGTTCTCCTAAATACAACACGATCGCCTCATGTTGCAACGGTGTAAGTGCCCTTTGTCTGGGCACGAAGTGCAGTTCTTCCAACTTACTGATCAGTTCGGGGTTCAGTACAATCCACCGGTGTAGTTGTGACGAAGCGCTTCGTGGTGTTGAATTAGGAAAATATTGTTGAGCAAGTTCACTCATATAAATGGCATTCATTTTCTATTTAATTGTTGTTTGAGGTTCATAAAAAACTACCTGCTAGTAAACGCCGGGCTACTAGCAGGTAGTCATTCTGTTTCTACGTAGTAATTACACATCTACTACGTAGTAGTTTTTATGCAGCCGGGTCCGGTGCTTCTCCGCTTCCGCTATCATCGGGATTGGACGGTTCTGAAGGATTGGTGGGGTCAGCTACTATGATTTCTTTCTTTCCGGTCACTTTCGTGAAACTCAACGCCTCCGAACGTGTGGCTACCTTCACCATCTTGCCCGGACGAAACTGGATATGCGCAGCTGTGATATTGTTGGCTGTGAATTCCTTCTTGGTTTCCGTGCCAGTGCTGCATACCTGAATCTGGAACGTACCGAAGTTCTCCATCTTTACGATTTTGCCTGCTGCCAACTGTACCTTCATCTGGCGAATCAGAGCACGGAGCACGTTCAGTACGTCACCATCTGTCAAAGAAGTGGCATACGAAATCTCCTCCGCCATTTCGTCCATAGTGACAACGCCGTCGGCCTGCGCCTTGGCATAATACATTTTCTTTGCCGTGTCATCTCCCGGCTTAGTGCTCATCAGAGCAAGCGAATACTTTACACTCATTTGTTCATTTACGATTTTACGATTTACAATTTACGATTTGGCTGCGCTTCCAAGTCGTGTTTAACTCAGCCTTTCGCGAAAGACGGTGCAAAAGTGGCTGATTCCTGCCAGAACGTGTCGTTTCTTGCGTGTTTATGGTGCATTAACGGGGAAAACTGTGTATTTTTGTGTTACTCAAATCTCCATAAATTATGCCACGCGGAAGAAACAAAGAATTATTATCACGCAGGGATGAAAAATTGCTCCGACGTTACTACGAACTGACAGAGGTACAGAACCTCCGTTTCGATCGTGCTCTGACTTTGCTTTCCAAAGATGAGTTCTTTATCAGTGAAGCCCGTATTATGGCTATCATCCGCAAGAACTGTAATCGTTTGGGAGACATTGATGTGAATCCGGTTC